TTCATTTGATGAAGCCTTTAGTGCGGCAAGAAAAGCAGAAAAAGCAGCAGGAAAAAAATCTGGCACTAGTACATTTGAATACAAAGGTAAATCCTACACAACTGAAACTGCAAAAGAAAAAGATACAAGAAGTAAAACAACTTCTACAACAAGTCGTGCTGATGGTGATAGGGGGTACATGGTAGAGGGTGCTGGCTATACAACTATTAATGGTAAAATGCCCACATCGGAACAACAAAAAGAACAACGTATTGCAGCATGGGCGGCGGTGGCTGCGGGTAAAGATCCACAAGCTGCAGTTTTTGCGTTAGTAAACAAACAAAAAGACGATAAACCCACTACTACAACTAGCAGCACAGACAAAACTAAAAATGTTGCATCTTCAGGTCGTACAGAAGCAGAAATTCAAAAAGAAATTAATGCTGAGTTAGACAAAGGTGGGTGGAATAGTAAATTAAACGATCTTGTAAAAGAACGTGACAGTGCTCGTTCAAATGAGGGTACTTCAGGTAGTGGTGATAGTGGGGGATCTAGTACTAGTTCTAGTATTGGTGGCGGTTATAGTTGTTATGTTGCTACAGCTTTATCAAATAAAGGTTATTGGTCAAATACACGTAAATTAAAATTAATTAAATGGTGCATAAATGCAAAACCAGAAGGCAGATTAGACACTAAGCTATGGCGCAACGGTTACGTAACTTTTGGTAAAAACGTTATTGCACCTAGAGTTAGTAATAAAATAATTCAATGGTTGTCGAATGGATTCTACTATGCTACAGTTTACAAAAAGAAAAATATTCAGGCAATTGTTGGTAAATTATTTTTTTATATTCCCTCATACACAATTGGTATATGGAAAGCACTACGGGGTAAACTTGTAGATATTGAAAGGACATAGTATGTTAAATAAACCAAAAACCCCACTTACAGAATATCAAGAGTATAAAAAAAATGTTATGGCTCGTTTAATGTCATTAGAGGCAGAAGAAACAGAACATTTAAAAAATTTATACGGTAAACCTGAACTAATAACATTAGGTAAAATTGTAGGTGAAGATGTTACAAAGGCATTAGCAGATGGTATTAATAGCATTGTACAAGGTGGAAAACAAAAACCTATGCAAGAATCTTCTGTTAAAAAACGTGGACTAGCAACACGTTAAATTGCTAGATATGCTGGCTACTCATCCCCCTACCAACACTAGGCTACGGTGGCCCCAGTAAGGAACTTAAAATGGCTAATGATATTATGGTAGAAGAAATGCAAACAGAAAAGAAAATTGCATTTGCTAATCGTAAGTATAGTAATGAAGATAAATTAAAAAAAGACGAAGAAGAACTAGAACAACTTATTGCAGAACAACGTGGCGAAACTAAAGAAGAAGAAAAACAAGAAGCTGAACCCGTAGGCGCAGAAGAAAAAAGTTTTAAGAAACGTTATGGTGATTTACGCCGCCATATGCAAGAAAAAGAAAAGTCTTGGGATGAAAAATTTAAACAACTTGAAGGCCAACTAAAAGACGTAACACAAAAAGAAATTAAACTACCTAAGTCGGATGATGACATTGAAGCATGGGCAACACAGTATCCTGACGTAGCAGCCATTGTAGAAACTATTGCAATTAAAAAAGCACGTGAGCAAGCTGCAGGATTAGAAGATCGTGTAAAAGAAATTGATGAAATGAGAGCTACAGCCTCACGTGAAAAAGCTGAAGCGGAACTTATGAAAGCGCATCCTGACTTTGGTGATATTCGTGAGAGTGATGATTTTCATCAATGGGCAGACGAACAACCTAAATGGGTACAAGACGCATTATATGAAAACGATAATGATGCTCGTTCTGCTGCACGTGCTATTGATCTATATAAATCAGATCGTAATATTAAAACTAAAAAACCTGCAGATAATAAAGATGCTGCACGTTCAGTAAATAGTCGGAATAGTCGTAGTCAACCTGAAGATAGTGATACATCTACAACATTTAAAGAATCTCAGGTAGCTAAGATGTCACCACAACAGTATGAAAAAATGTCTGATGCTATTATGGAATCTATTCGTACTGGTAAATTTGTTTACGATATGTCTGGTTCTGCCAGATAAAGCTATTGACATATAATATATTTATGATATAACTATATGTACAATCGGTAGTATGGCCCTGTTAGGTATTAACTACAGTTACTCATACTGCCAATTAACTAAACTACCCGCAAACACAATTAAGCTTTCGGACAACCTAATGTCTCATGGCCCGTTACACTAGAAGGTAGGCCAACTTTCTATATAGCGCACCCTAGTAGTATTAGCCTCTGTATAAGTCATTAGTCGTTTGCATCTGTGATTTAATGCTAGGAGAAAATAAAATGGCATTTACATCCGCTGCTGGTCACGGCAATTTACCTAATGGTAATTTCTCACCAGTAATTTATAGCAAACAGGTGCAACTTGCTTTCCGCAAAGCATCTGTCTGTGAAGCAATCACCAACTCTGATTATTTCGGAGAAATCGCTGCAATGGGTGACTCAGTTAAAATCATTAAAGAACCTGAGATCACTGTTAAAGCATATGAGCGTGGTACAACTATTACACCACAAGATCTTGACGATGAAGATTTTTCATTGACAATCGACAAAGCCAATTATTTTGCCTTCAAGGTCGATGACATTGAGGAAGCTCATAGTCACGTCAATTTCCAAAGCCTTGCATCAGATCGTGCTGCTTACCGTTTGGGTGATCAGTTTGACCAAGATGTACTTGGTTACTTGACAGGCTTTAAACAGTCTGCACTACATGGTACACCTGACACGGTAAACACAACTGTTAATGGTAGTGTTGCTGTATCTACTGCAGGTACTGACGAATTGTTGTCTTCAATGAAAATTGATGCGGCAGATTTCGGTGGTTCAGGTGGTGATGCTTTAGCATTGCAGCCACGTACAGGTGGAGCAACTGACTCAACTCCTGCCGTTGGTGATACTTTCCCATTGACAGTTATTGCACGTATGTCACGTCTGTTGGATCAACAGAATGTGGATACTCAAGGCCGTTGGTTGGTAGTAGATCCTGTGTTTATGGAGTTGTTAAAAGACGAAGACTCACGTTTGTTTAATGCTGACTTTGGTGGTTCTGGATTGCAGAACGGTCAAATCGGAACAAACATTCATGGTTTCCGTGTATACACTTCAAACAATCTACCATCAGTAGGTACTGGTCCTTCTTTCACAGGAACAAACTCATCTACTAACTATGGTATGATTGTTGCAGGACACGATTCAGCCGTTGCAACTGCAGAGCAGATCAACAAAACTGAAACATATCGTGATCCAGATTCATTCGCTGACATTGTTCGTGGGATGCATCTATACGGTCGCAAGATTCTTCGTCCAGAAGCTCTTGTGAACGCTAAGTACCACTTGGCATAAGGGAGGGATAACAAATGGCTACTATTACTTCATTATTGTTACCTGCTCACGGTAGTTCACAACGTGGACGTGCACCGTATATGGTACAAAAAACTATTGACCTTACTGCACAGGCTATTTCCTGTACAGCAGGTGATGTAGTTCAGTGTATTACTATCCCTGCTAACACACGGGTAATTCATGCTGGTTTTCAAGTTGTAGAATCTGCAACGCAAAACACAGGTACAGATGCTACCGCAACATTGGGTGCAGCAGATGCTGACGAATTTGTTGCAGCATTTGATATTGATGGCGCTGCCGATGCAGCATATGCACCATCAGCTACACCTGCAGCAGACGTTACTCTTGCAACAGCAGACACACTAGACCTAACATTTGCAGGTTCTGGTGCTACCTTCACAGCGGGTAAAATTCGTGTTTACGCTTGGATGGTAGATGTTAGTGATCAAGGCGACTACTCTGCTGACGAAGTAGATCGTGACGCACTTGCGTAACTAAATTAATGAGTGGGCTGCTTAATCGTGGCCCACTTATATCTATGTATAAAGGAACCTAATCATGGGCGTTACAACAGCAATGTGTAATACATTCAAAACAGAGCTACTTGGTGGTATTCATGATTTGGATACACATACAATAAAACTTGCACTTATTAAGGCTTCTCCTACAGAAAACTATGGGGCCGCTACAACTACGTATAATGGTAGTAGTGGGGGTAATGGTACATCATTAACCCAAGGTACAAACGATGAGGCTACAGGAACTAATTACAGTGCGGGTGGACAACAACTAGATTCTGCAAGTATTTCTCTTGATGGTTCTACAGCTATCGTAGACTTTGCAGATGAAGTATTTTCAAATGTAACAACATCAGCAGATGGTTGTATTATTTATAATGACACCGCAACAGGTAAACCTGCTATTGCTGTAATTGACTTTGGAGGAACAGTTAGTGCTACCGCAGGTGATCTTACTATTGAGTTCCCTGCTGCAAATGCTTCTAATGCAGTTATCCGCATAGCCTAATGGCTGTTGTAGCAGCTTCAGCACGATTTGGTACAGGTAGGTACGGTGTATCTGCTTACGGTGCTGAAGACATATCCAGAACACTTACTGGAGTATCTGCTACAGGTTCTGTAAATACAGTAGAAGAAAAACCTACTGAGGTTCTTAATAGTGTAAGTGCAACTGGTGCAATAGGTACAGTTAGTGCATTTATAAAAGTTACACTTACCGGAGTGTCTGCTACAAGTTCTATTGGAACACTATCTCCAAATATAACAGAAGACATTACAGGTGTGGCAGCAACAGGAACTATTGAGCCTGTATCTGCTGGTGGTTTTGAAATTGACATCACAGAACGTATTACTGTAGGTGTAAGTGCTACAAGTGCTATTGGTACTGTAGAACCACAAGTAGACGAAAACTTAAATAGTGTTTCCGCTACAGGTACAGTAGCAGCTATTATACCTCACGCAGATTCACTTATAGTTCCTACAGGTGTATCAGCTACTGGCGCAGTAAATGAAGTAGAAGAAAAACCTACTGAAGTACTTGATAGTGTAAGTGCAACAGGTTCTGTACAAGCACTAGCACAAGTTAAAGTAAGTGAAGCTCTAGCTTCTGCACCAGCTACAGGTACGATAGGTACAGTAACTACAACTGCAGTAGTCTTTAATTTCCAAGCTGTGAGAGAACAGTACAGCCGTAGACGTACAGTGTATATAGCAGAGGCAGCATAATGTCTACTTCAGCATCCAGAACTGTACGTATACCTGATGAGAATAGATTGGTATTTGTTTCTGCCTTTGACACAAACAGGACAGTAAGAATACCACAAGAGAATAGAATAGTTTTTGTAGAACGACAAGCAACATCTGCAGAACGAACTGTATACGCAACTGAGGATTAAACATGAGTTTTCGTTGGCCTAATAAAGACCCTGATGAACAGCTAGATTACAGTGTAGATTGGTCACGTTTTCTTGGTACTGCTACTATTAGTAGTGTTACATGGTCAGTAAAAAGTACTGCTTATAGTACTAAAACTACATTAGGTGCAGGACAAACACTTACTGTTGCTTCAAGTTCTGCAACTACGGATGATATACAAAACGTATCACAAACTAATACTACTACTGTAGCTACTATTAATATTGGTGGTGGTACAAATAACATTGAATATACTTTTTTCTGTAACATGGTTGACAGCACAGGCAGTCAGGCAGAACGCAGTATTAAGTTACGGGTAAAGGAACGTTAAATGGCTTATGATTATCTTGGTCTAGTAAATGACGTAAACCGTAGACTTAATGAGGTAGAGCTTACATCAAGTAACTTTGCTACTGCTACTGGTGAGTACAGTATGGTTAAAGATGCGGTAAACTCTGCTATTCGTTATCTTAATCAGCATGAGTACGAGTGGCCTTTTAATCATGTAGAAACAGAAGAAACACTAACTGCGGGTACAGTACGTTATGCTTATCCTGCAGATGCTAAGACACTTGATATGGATAGTTTTCGTATTAAACGTGACGATACTTTAGGTAATGATACTAAACGTTTAAACATAATTACATATGAAGAGTATTTAGATAAATATGTAGACGGTGAATATAATACATCTGATAATCGTAGAGCTTTACCAGATTATGTTTTTCGCACTCCTAGTTCACAGTTTGGTTTTGTATCTGTACCAGACAAAGCATACACTGTAGTATATGAGTATTACAGATTACCAGTAGATTTGATTAATTCTACGGACGTACCATCTGTACCTGAACAGTTTAGATATATTTTACTAGATGGTGCAATGCATTATGCTTATATGTTTAGAGGGGAAACGCAAGAATCTGCTATTATGCAACAACGTTTTGTAGACGAAATTAAAAACATGCGTAGTTTGTATATTAATAGATATGATTATGTTAGATCAACTGTAATAGATCGTAACCGTATTGCAATCAGTTCATTTAGAGCAAACTAATATATGCCATCAACTCGTCAAACATACCCTATAGAATTTAAGGGTGGGCTTGTTACTAATGTAAGTCCGTTGCAACAAGGTATTAATGCACCTGGTTCTGCAAGAGTCCTTAGAAACTTTGAGCCATCTATTGAGGGTGGTTACAGGCGTATCTCAGGTTACACTAAATATAACAGTAGTATTATCCCACCATATGGTGCTCCTGTTGTACACGGTGCTAGTCAGTCTGGTACTACACTTATTATAGGCAACATACATCAGACACCAGAAGCAGGTGATACACTTACAGTAGCTGGTGTTACAGGTACATATACAGTTGCATCTGGTGGTGTATCATTTGATGCTACAAATAACAGAGCTACACTAACACTTACAGGTGCTTTAGCTAGTTCTCCCGCTAATGCTGCAGCAGTTACATTTGTTACAACTACCAGTAAATATCTTGCACTTGGCTGTGGTGTATTTTTAGATAGAGTTATTGTTGCAAGAAACGATGATCTTTTTGAAGTATCTTCTAGTGCAGTAACACATATTAACGTACCTAACTATGGTACTGTACTTGTAAATGGTGCATCACAAACTGGCTCAAGTCTTATTGTTGATGGTTTAACTGCAGCACCACAAGCAGGTGACGTATTTAAAGTAGCAGGTATAGATAAAGTATATACTGTAACTGCGGATGCAACTGTAAGCTCTGGTGGAGCTACTGTAGCTATAAATCCTGCATTAGCTAGTTCACCTGCAGATGATGCAGCAATAACTTTTTTAAGTGTGTCAAGAGAAAGTGCTGGTAAAACAAGATTTTCTAGGTATAACTATACAGGCACAGAAAAAATTGCCATAGTAGATGGTGCTAACGCTCCAGCCCTATATGACAATAACACTTTTACTGTCCTTGATTCTGGGCCTACAGATATAGTTAGTGCTGGTTTCGTAGTAAACTTTAAGAATCAACTATTCTTTGGCAAAAGTAATTTATTAACTTTTACTGCCCCATACACAGATAATGACTTTACAGCCGCTGCAGGTTCTGGTACAATCTCCTTGGGAGCCGTGATTACAGGACTGATTGTTTTTAGACAACAATTAATTATCTTTACTGAGTCTTCTATATTTCAATTAGTTGGTAATACAATATCAGACTTTCAGTTACAACCAGTTACTACAGACATTGGTTGCGTAGATACAGACACTATCCAAGAAGTAGGTGGTGATGTAATGTTTTTAGGTCCAGATGGCCTTAGACTATTAAGTGCTACAGATCGTATTGGTGATTTTGGTTTAGCTGTTGTATCTAAATCAATACAAAAAGAAGTAACACGTTTTATTTCTACTAATACGTCTTTTGCCAGTGTAGTTATTCGTAATAAATCTCAGTACAGAATACTAGGTTACAATACAAATATTACACAAGAAAACTCTCAAGGTATTTTAGGCACACAGTTTTCTGGTCAAGGTGGTGAAGGAATGGCTTGGGGTGAGCTACGTGGCATTAGAGCTTATGTAGCTGACAGTAGATTTTATCAGAATACAGAAACAATTGTATTTGCTAATGATGATGGTTACTTGTACCAGATGGAAGATGGCAATAGCTTTGATAGTTTAAATATACAAACTACATTTGCTACACCCTTTATACCTGTTAGTGATCCACAAATACGTAAAACTTTTTATAAAGCATTTCTTTATACAGATCCACAAGGTAGTGTATCATTTGATATGAGTCTTAAATTAGACTTTGACCAACTTAATAGTATACAACCTGAACAAATAAATTTTGAAAATACAACAGGTGAGGTTGCGTTTTATGGTACAGCAGTATTTGGATCAGCAGCAGTCTTCAGTAATAAACTAGTAACTCTTTACGAAACACAACTGATAGGATCAGGCTTTACTGCATCTATACAATTTGAATCAGATAGCACAGACCCGCCATTTTCTCTTGATGCTATCACATTAGAATTTGGCACAAACACAAGAAGGTAAACCAAAATGGGAACAGGTTACACTAGGAATGATACATCTAACAACATTGCTGATGGCAACATTATCAATGCTGCAGACTTAGATGGTGAATTTGACGCAATTGAAAGTGCGATGGGCACAAGTGGTCACACACATGATGGCACATCTGCAGAAGGTGGGCCTGTTACTGTATTGGGTCCAGTTCAAGACTTTGTAGCAAGTGCAACTGAAATTAAACCCAAGACTACTAATACGCTAAGTATTGGTACTAATAGTCTTTTGTTTAAAGATATGTTCCTTGATGGTGTAGCTACAGTAGGTAGCATTAAGATTGATAATGGTGGTACTATCGGCTCTGCATCTGATGCAGATGCTATTACTATTGCTTCTAATGGTCAAGTTACTTTTACCCAAACATTAATTGGTACAGCTTTAGACATCTCTGGCGACATAGATGTAGACGGTACAACAAACCTAGATGTTGTGGATATTGATGGTGCTGTTGATATGGCGTCTACTCTTACTGTTGGTGGCAATATATCTCTTACTGGTGCTACCACTATATCTAATACATCAGGTGATCTAACACTTGATGTGGTTGGTGATCTTATTTTAGATAGTGATTCTCCCAATTGGAGATTTAAAGATAATGGAACTACTATAATAGAAATAGGAGCAGATTCTCAAAACCCTGTTATTTATGCAGCAGTAGCAGATAAAGATATACAGTTTAAAGGTAACGATGGTGGGGCTACTATAACTGCCCTTACCCTTGATATGTCCGAAGCAGGGCAAGCTCAATTTAATCACGATGTTTGGGTAAAAAGTGACGCTGGTAAATTTTTCGCAGGGGCTTCAGGTGACCTACAGATGTACCATGATGGGTCTAATAGTTATATTAGGGATGAAGGCACTGGAAGTTTAATACTTACAACTAATGGTACGGCTGTTTACATTCAAAAGGGTGACTCAGAAACATCCGCAGCATTTAATATTGATGGGGCCGTCCAGCTTTACCACAACAACGCAGCCAAATTCGC